GCAATAGTGCTGAACATGTTGAGGAACGAGCTAATTGGTACGGAGAACCAGAATTAAGTTCTGAGTTTGCTCATCCTGCTTATACAAGATACCCTCATCTTAAAGACCAAAAGATGAAACAAAAAGCAATGACTGAATTAAATTATGATGGCAACGAAGATCGTGGTCGTTACGGAGAAGATGAATCGAATGATTGAACCTTGGAAAATTATACAACAGTTAGAATCTGATAACGGAAAGCTTTTCAAAGAAGACGTTATTAGAGCTAATATTGATAATACGGAATTCGTAGCAGGATTAAGATTAGGACTTGATAATATGGTAACCTTTGGTGTTGCTCAAGTTCCTATTAAAAAGGATCCAACAGGAGAAGGTATTCGTCCTGAAGATTTCGTCAAGGTTGCTTCTCAACTTGAAAATAGAACATTAACAGGTCATGCTGCTCGAGATGCTATTCTTGTATTAATGGCAAAAGCAACACAAGAACAATGGAATGATTGGTATCGTAGAATCTTAATTAAAGACTTTAGAGCAGGTTTCTCTGTAAGTACAGTCAATAAGGCAGCAAAAGGTACTATCCCTGTATTCAAGTGTATGCTTGCCCACAGCGGAGATAATAATCCTAAAAAGATTACAGGAGACTGTGTTGTAGAATATAAGTACGATGGTGTAAGAGCAATCGTAATTGTTAAAAACGATACTGCTACCATTTATTCTCGTAACGGAAAACAATTAACTAACTTTCCACATATAGAAGAAGCATTCAGTCATAAGATGTTTAATAACCTTGTCTTTGATGGTGAAGTAATGTCAGCCGATTTTCAATCACTAATGAAACAAGTACACAGAAAGGAAGGTGCTGAAACTCAAGATGCTTACTTTGCATTATTTGATTTTCTACCTATTGATGAGTTCAGAACAGGAAGTGGTACATTACCTCTTATTAAAAGAAAAGAACTCTTAAAAGGATTTGAACACTCAGAGTATTTTAAAGATTGTATTATTAATACTAAATATCAAGTCATTAACATTGAAGACGATGCTGATAAATTTAAAGAAATTAATAATGAAGCAATTGAAAAAGGTTATGAGGGTATTATGGTCAAACCTATTAACGGAATGTATGAATGTAAACGTTCTTACGGTTGGTTGAAAATGAAACCTTATATTGAAGTTACGCTTAAAGTTATTGATATTGAAGAAGGAACCGGAAAAAATGAAGGAAGTACAGGAGCACTTATCTGTGAAGGCACTGACGAAGGTAAATTTATCAAGGTTAATGTTGGCACAGGTCTTAGCGATGATATGCGGGATGATATTTGGAATAACTCTGACGCTGTACTTGGTCAACTAATTGAAGTAAGGGCTGATGCCATTACAATAAGTCAAGATTCGGAAAATGAATATAGTTTACGCTTTCCGAGATTCAAATGTTTTAGAGGTTTTAAACCAGGAGAAAAACTATGACGCAATATGATGAAGTAGTCGATAAACAAAGGACTATGTTAGAGGCTGAAGAATGGTCAATGAAAGTAAAATCCATTCATGTACATTCTTTTAAATCTATGTACTATGACGACCATCCTGAAGATACAGAGGGTGGAAAAATGGTCACTGATATAGAATATAATTGTGGATTAATTAAAAGGTCTCAAGGTAGTAAATTTATTCGTAACTTTGGAAAAGAACTCAAAGGCGAAGAATTATACGACCTTTATGTAAGACAATGAAAATCTTTAATCAACTCGGATTTTTAGCTTTAGCATTAATAGTAGGAATGGCTTTCGGCACAATGAAAGTCCAAGGTTCAATAGATTATGATTATGTTACTACTCAAGACGAACATTGTATGGCAAAGAATATTTACCACGAATCTCGTTCAGAGAACTTGGCAGGAAAATATGCTGTTGCTGATGTTGTATTGAATCGTGTTCGTGATGATAGATATCCTAATAATATTTGTTCAGTAATATATCAAGGTAAACATAAGCCTTCTTGGAAGGACCCTAATGTTCTTGTACCTATAAGAAATCAATGTCAATTCAGTTGGTATTGTGATGGTAAGTCAGACGACGCTGTAGACGCTGCTGCTTGGAACGATGCATTGTTTATTTCTTATAATATTATAAACAATAATAAGTATCGTGGAATAACCGAAGGAGCAACTCATTATCATACGACTTGGGTAAATCCTTATTGGGCTCCAACATTACAACACATAGGAACTATCGGAAGTCATATATTCTATCGAGCAGAATGAATAAATAACTCTATAAATATATTATGGAGTATATTATGAAATACGCTGGTGTTGACTACAGCTTAAGTAGTCCAGCAATTTGTATACATGAAGGCGAAGAATGGAGTTATGATAACTGCACCTTTCATTATTATGTAAAGCAAAAGAAATTGCTACAAGGAGAGAAAGGTCAGTTTCAAGCAACAATGTATCCTGACAATTGGACAACCGACCAAGAGAGATACGATATGTTAGGTTCATGGTCGCAAGAGAAATGTTTTGAATGTGACTTCGTTGGAATTGAAGGATACGCATTTGGAGCAGTAGGTAGAGTATTTCAAATAGCAGAGAATTGTGGTTTGTTTAAACATAAACTATATGAGAAAGGAATACCTCACGAAGTTTATCCTCCAACAATGATTAAAAAGTTTGGCAGTGGAAAAGGTAACGCAAACAAAGAATTTATGATTGAAGCATTTGAAAAAGAAGTTTCTATTGACATTCGCGAAAAATGTGGTATAATAAACAAATCATGGAATCCTATTACTGATATCGTAGATTCCTACTATATTTGTAAATATGGATTCTATAAACAAAACGGAAAATTAGATGATAGTAATATTTAACGGTCCCCCAGCTTCAGGCAAAGATGAAGCAGCAAGTTTATATAAAGAACAGTTTGGATTTGGCAACCTGTCTTTTAAGTATCAATTGTTTAAAGAAACGATTGCACATTTTGGTGTTGATGAAAATTGGTTCATGGAAGGTTACGAAGATAGAGATATTAAAGAAAAGAAAGAATTTGCTTTAGGCGATAGGTCAAGAAGAGAAGCAATGATTCATGTATCAGAAGATATCATTAAACCTAAAAATGGCAAATCGTTCTTTGGTTGGAAAGTATCAAAAGAAATTGAAGAAGGTGTACATTACGCCGTAGCAGATGGTGGATTTGTTGAAGAACTTGTACCTTTAATTGAAAAGGTTGGTGCAGAGAATATAGTTGTTGTTCAAATTACAAGAGAAGGACATGATTTTTCAACTGATAGTCGTAGATACTTCAATGGTAATCTAATTAAAGAATATGTAATTAATCATCCAACAAAAATAGATAAGACTTTTGTACTTGAACAGAAATTACCAAATATTAACACATATCGTATACATAATAATGGTTCAGTCAGAAACTTTCATAATACACTAACTGAGATTTATAATGAACTTAATGAAGAGTTTAAACTTGATAGCACTAACGGACAAATTACAGAATCTACCGATACCGAACATAATCAATCTTAAAGAATGTCAAGATCGTAAGTCCTGGACAGAATCAGAATTTCTACGACACGGTGTTAATAATATTAAAGTACATTCATACGATCGTTATGAGGAAGGCAAAAGTATTGCTTTCGTAGGTGATCCCAGTGTAGTTAATACTACAACTAAAGGTGTAACTTCCTCACATTTACTTACTATTAAATGGTGGTATGAAAATACAGATGAAGAATACGGTTTATTCTTCGAAGATGATTTAGATTACGAAACAATTCAATATTGGAATTTTACATTAGAAGAATATATTGAAAGATGTAATCAGTGGGATTGGGGAGCATTACATATGTGTAATGTTTTTGAATATCCTTATGATTATCAAAACGAATACATTCCGATGGTACCAAAGCGAAGAGAACTCTGGGACCACGGTTTACAAGCATATGCAATTAAAAGAGAATATGCAGAAAAATTAATAGAATATTATTTTGGAGAATATTCAGATAAGATTCATTATCGTATGCCACTTGGTAGTCCGGTAACAACAGAGAATAATATATTACATGGATTTGGGTTAGTTATTTCCTTTCCTTTATTCAACCATAATGTAACTGACTTTAGGTCTAAGAATATATATTATTATAACGAACAAGCAAGTTCAGCTTTTTATTCCTACGAGTTCTTAGATGGATGGTGGGAAAAGAAAGGTCAGTGGTTATCACTTGATGGCATATTTGATAATGAACGTGAATCACATAAAATTTATGGAGAATTATAATGAGTTGTGTATATAAAGGTGAAGTTGTAGAAACAGAACTGTCTAAGAATTCAAAAGGCGGAACTGAAATGATGAGACAGCGCTTAATTGATAATATTGATAAAGAAGTATTAGAAAAAGTAGCAGTACATTTATCAAGACCAAGAGAATTATACGATGATGTCCCAAATGTACTTTGGTGTCATGACCTCGCAGAAGATCCTGAAAATAAAATCTTAAAAGAAGGTGGTTGGGAAAAATTCCATCACTTTGTATTTGTATCTGCATGGCAGCGTGACCAATACATTGTAAGATTTGGTATTCCTTATTCAAGATGCTCAGTTATTCATAACGCAGTTGAAGTGAAATACAACCCTAAAGAAAAAGATATGGAAACAATTCGTTTCGTCTATCATACAACTCCACATCGTGGATTAGAATTACTTGTTCCTATCTTTGAAACTCTATGCAAAGAATTTGATAATATTCATCTTGACGTATTCTCAGGATTTGAGATTTATGGTTGGGAAGAAAGAAACGAAGCATATAAAGAAATGTTTAAAAGAATTGAAGACCATGAACAAATGACTTATCATGGTGTTAAATCAAATGATGAAGTTCTCGAAGCTTTAGACAAATCTCATATTTTCTTATATCCAAATATTTGGAAAGAAACATCTTGTATTGCATTACTTGAAGCAATTAAATCGCAAATGATTTGTATTCACCCAAATTATGGAGCATTACCTGAGACAGGTGCTAATGCAACAATTATGTATGATTGGAATGAAGATATGAATCATCATGCAAATTATGCTTTTGCTGTGACAAGACAAATACTAACACAAATGAAAAACGATCCCAACTATTTCCATGGATTTACTTTCTCTGATAGATTTAACCTAGCAAGAAACTCAGTTGCTTCATTTGCCACTATGTGGAATACTTTACTAAGGAACATTGGTGATGTCTACCAAAAACAAGGATAACTTAATACCTTTTCCAAATATACATTCAAATCCACCAGTTGACCAAATCAGTGTTTCAGAAAGAATTCGCGAATATAAAGAATCGTATTCTACGGAACTTGCGGAAATTATATGGGAAAATGTATTAGGAGAAATGGCAAGAGCAGGTTGCGACTTTGATGAAAACATGGATAAGTACTTTCCTTCTATGATTCTTATCTTTGAAGCAATTCGTTCTTTACATCTACAAACAATGGGTGAAGAGCATCAATTACAACCATTTGCTGAAAATAATGTTATGATATTGGATTCTGACCCAGATCGCCTATCTGGTGGACTCAAAAAGAATTTAGAAGAAACTATTGACATCGACGAAGATTTAGATTAAAATATCCAATACAAATACAATTATGAGTAAATATTATGATATTAGTTGATTATAACCAAGTTATGCTTGCGAGCTTATTCGCAGGTATTGGTAATCACACAAACGTCGAACTTGATGAAAATCTTCTCCGACATATGTTCCTAAATTCTATTAGGTTCAATCGCAAAAAGTTTCACAAAGAATACGGAGAGATTGTTCTCTGTTGTGATAACACAAACGTTTGGAGAAAAGATTACTTTCCATATTACAAAGCAAATCGTAAAAAGAATCGAGACGAATCAGAACTTGATTGGAATATGCTATTTGATGTTATCCATGAAATCCGTAGAGAGATTGAAGAGTTCTTTCCATATAAGGTAGTATATGTTGACCGCTGTGAAGCTGATGATATTATCGCAACACTATGTATGGAACATGGCACTGAATTAAATACAGGAGCAGAAAAGATTCTGATTCTTTCAGGAGATAAGGATTTCATTCAATTACAAAGATTCGCAAATGTTGACCAATACAACCCGGTCTTAAAGAAATGGGTAAGACATGCAAATCCTCAGCAATATATAACCGAACATATATTAAAAGGTGACACTGGTGATGGTGTTCCAAATATATTGAGTGAAGATAATTGTTTGGCAGTCGGTAATAGACAAAAGCCAATGACAAAGAAAAGAATTGAAATGTTCACCAATACTCCAGAACAAATGGATGAGGAGACTAAGTTAAGGTATAATCGTAATAAACAAATGATTGACCTGACTATGATACCTGAGGAATATCAAAAGATTATCCTCAATGAATATAATAACCAAGAAGAAGTTGGCAGATCACAACTGTTTAACTACTTCGTAAAGAAAAAGTTGAAAAACTTAATCGGAGACTTACAGGATTTTTAATTATGATTAGAGATGCAGTGTGTGACGTTATTGACGGCACAGTAAAACAAAAAACAGTAAAAGAGAAAGTTGCTTTTTTACAAAAATATCAATCAGTACCATTAAAAGGTGTTCTTCGTTTGATTTATGATGAAGACATTGAATTTATGGTACCTGACTCAAAGCCACCTTATAAAGAAAATAATCTGATTGACCTTGATACTATGTTGTATCGTGAAGCAAGACGTTTAAGAATTTTCTTCAAAGGAGGCGGTTACGACAACCTCAACCAAATGAGAAGAGAAACATTGTTCATTCAACTTCTTGAAGACCTATACCCAGGAGATGCAAAATTGCTATCAGAGAATATGATTTCTCATACTCCAGTAAAAGGCATTACAAGAAAGACAGTTGAAGCAGCATTTCCCGGCCTCTTCGAAACACCTCTTCCAGAACTCGGATTTAAATAAAAGGAAAAACACTATGTCTAGGCGCAAGAAGGTAAGCGCAGATCCCAACGATTGGGATGAATACAAAAAAGTAGACAATAAAAGGAATAAAAGTTCCAAGAATGAAACTAGGAACATTCGGAAACAAAAGCTATCCGAAAAGAAAAACTTTTTTTCATAAAACTATTGACATTTGGTCAATTCTTTGTTATAATATAATTTGAAATGGAAAAAGAAATGACAAAAATGAACTTTAGAACAGATAAATTAATACTTGTAGACTGTGATGGTGTACTCCTTGATTGGAAATATGCTTTCTACAGCTTTATGGCTGACAAAGGCCATATTATGCAGGTACACGGTCAATATGAAGTGGCCGAGACATTTGGCATTACAAAAGCCGAAGCTAAGAAACTAATCAGACAGTTTAACGAATCTGCAAGAATCGGATATTTACCAGGATTAAGAGATGCAATTAAATATGTCAAAAAATTACATGACGAAGGTTATGTATTTCATTGTATTACTAGTCTCAGTACTGATTACTATGCCGGCAAGTTGAGAGAACAAAATCTTGAAACATTGTTTGGTAAAGGTGTATTTGAGAAAGTAGTTTGCCTTGACTGCGGTGCAGATAAGGACGATGGATTAGCTCCTTATAAAGATAGCGGTTGTATCTGGGTTGAAGATAAACCTGAAAACGCAGAATGCGGTCTGAATCTGGGTCTTAGATCTTATCTGATTGCACACGATTTCAACGATGATTATAACCATCCTGACATAAGAAAAGTTAGGCTTTGGAAAGAAATCTACGAAGAAATTGTATAAATAAAAATATGCAATATAGGATTGGATACTAAATGCCGACATATATCTTTGAAGACACTAACACAGGTGAACAATTTGAAAAGTTCATGTCTATCTCAGCCAGAGAAATCTACCTTCAAGACAACCCACATTTAAAGACTATCATATCCTCAGGGCCAACATTGATTGACAGTGCCCGACTTGGTCGCATGAAACCCGACCAAGGTTTTCGTGATTTACTTTCGTCTATGAAACAAAACAAATCATATACAGGAAACAAAATCAACGACTGGAAGTAATTCTAGAGATTGCCTCTGCGTTGATGACAAAGGAGGTTATTTATGTCAAGACAGCGTCGATTATCACCAAAGGAGCGGAAGTTATTGAAAAGGAAACAAGGAAAAGGAACTTTGGATACAAAATTCTCAATGCGAGATATTTCCCCAATGACAGATACTCAAGAAGATATGTTCGACAGCTATCGTGCTGGATATAATATTGCTGCCATAGGAACGGCAGGCACAGGAAAAACAATGTGCGGATTATATCTTGGTTTAAGTGATATTTTAAATGATGATGATTATGACCAAGTTATAATTGTTCGTTCTGCAGTTCAAACTCGAGAGCAAGGTTTTATGCCTGGCACTCAAGCTCAAAAAGAAGCAGTATATGCAGTACCTTACGCTGATATCGTTAACAATTTATTTGGCAGAGGAGATGCTTGGGAGATACTCAAACAAAAGCATTCTGTTAAATTTATGACATCGTCGTTCGTTCGCGGACTTACATTTGATAATTCTATTATTATTGTAGACGAATGTCAAAGTATGACCTATCACGAACTTGATAGTATCATAACAAGAGTTGGCGATTCTTCAAGAATTATATTTTGTGGTGATACAGCGCAAGATGACCTTGCCGGGAGTAGGAATCGGAATGATACATCCGGTCTTACCGACTTTATTAATGTATTAAAAAGAATGGACCATTCCTTTAAGATAGTTCAATTTGGAATTGAAGATATCGTAAGAAGTGGTTTAGTAAAAGAATATATTATCGCAAAGGAGAAACAATCATATAGGCCGCCTTTAGCAATGACTGCCTAACAAACTAGGAAGGGGATCTTCGGATCCCCAACCTTTATAGGATTATATTATGAAATTATTTGAACACAATTCAGAGGCACCAGTCCTCGAAAAACTTACACGAGCAAATGTAGACGGTAAACGTATTTACCAAACTCCATCAGGTGAAGGTTATCCTTCAGTCACAACAGTATTAGGTATTCTTGGAAAAGAATCTTTAATGGCATGGCGTAAACGAGTTGGAGAAGAAGAAGCAAATCGTATCTCTTCTCAAGCCGCACGTCGTGGAACTGCAGTACACAAACTATGTGAAGATTATTTGGATAACGATCCAGATTATAAAAAGAAACATATGCCTGCGAACATTGATATGTTCAATAAGATGAAACCAATTCTTGATGATAAGATAAATAATATATGGTACCAAGAATGTTTCTTATATTCTAACGAATTACAAACTGCTGGGCAAGTAGATTGTATCGGAGAATGGGAAGGTGAACTTGCTGTTATTGATTTTAAGACATCAAGGAAACTTAAGAAAGAAGAATGGATTCTCAATTATTATATGCAAGTTGCATTCTATGCAAAAGCATTTGAGGAAATGACAGGTACTCAAATTAAAAAAGGTGTTGTCTTTATTGGTGTCGATAATGAAGATCCACAAATCTTCAAGTTTGATACGACTGATTACATTGACCACTTTAAAGCTGTAAGGGAAACATATAAAGAATTATATGAAAAAGAAAAGGTACATAATCTCTGATATTAACATGGGTGTTTTCTTAGGAACATATAACGGATACGACCTAGGAATGGAAGATGATGGTAGAATATATGCATGCTTTGCTGCGAACAATCCTTTTGGCTTAACTACATGTTGCTCATTTAAAACTGAACGTGCAGCTCATCATTATATAACTGATATGTTTCCTCTAAGAAAGCAAAGACAGCTTTCAACACTTGAAGTTGAAACAGAGTCAGAATTTCCTACTGTTGTTGACATAATCAAGTCAGGTCATGGAGAAGAAACATTTGATATGATAGATGGATTAGTTGCTGAAGGCAGCCAAGTAATACATTAATAATAAATATCTATTGACATCATAAAGAAAATAGATTAAAATAGCTCAATTATGATTAAAGATACAAAATTAATTCAAGAAGCGTTAATGTTGGCCATTCGTGCACACGATGGTCAAAGACGGAAGTATACAGGAGAACCTTACTCCATGCATCCTATTGGCGTTTCAAAAATAGTAGAGACAGTAGAACATACTCCTGAGATGATTGCTGCTGCTTTACTTCACGACGTAGTTGAAGATACTCCTGTTACATTTAGAGAAATCAAAGATACATTTGGTACCACAGTAGCAGAATATGTTCACTATTGCACAAACGTTTCCGAAAAGGAAGATGGGAACCGTGCGTTCCGCAAAAAAATGGATGCTGACCATTTTGCTCTAGGACCTGCTGAAAGTCAAACGATAAAAGTTGCCGACTTAATTCACAACAGTCAAACTATTATTCCACATGACCAAAAGTTCTTCCATAAAGCATATAAGTATGAAAAACAATATATGATGGATGTTTTAACGAAGGCAGACCCAATCCTTAAAGGTCAAGCGCAATCAATGCTTGACGAATCCTGGGATCCAGTTAAATAACGACTGGATCTCCTTATTCCTTTTAGTTCTATCCATATTCCAAAATAATTCATTTTTTCTCATAAAAACTATTGACATTCGTTATGAGATGGTGTATAATAGTTGTATAAAATGAAAAAAGGAAAGGAAATTATGACTAAATTTGACAAGAACCAATTTACCTGGGATGGTATGTATTTAATGTATAGAGGCGATTATGTCGGTTCTAAAACAATGGATGAAGTACATCCTGACTGTCACCCTTCTTGGGTCGGTAAAGTAAAGCCTGCATTTATTGCTAGGAATAAGTATGGATCATTTCCCTACAAGTCATGGATTAATTGTCTAGTTGATAACTATACTGTTGAGGAATACCTTAAAGTTTCAAACGAACTATCTCCTAGAGAAGCAGTTAACCTTGTTGGATACTCTGGTAGAGGTAGGTATAACAAAAACGCAAATTTTGTGAAAAAAGTTGCTTAAAACTATTGACATTCGTTATGAGATAGAGTATAATAGTTGTATAAATTATGGAAAAGGTGGAAAATATGAATTATATCGTTAAACAAATTCAGATCCCAGAATCTGAAAAAGAATACCCAAACCTTTATGGTTGGGGTGGAGCTGAGGAGAAATCACCAGCTTGGAAAGCAAAGCTCGAAACTATGCACTTCAGTGAAGAAGATACTTTCGACATAAACAGTCTTCCCTTCTACAAAGACTGCTTTGAGGTTCAAGCGCAAAGCTTGGATCATGTATTTAGAATCACTAACCTATGGGATGAACCTGACGCAGTGTTCACAATCCAACCTGGTCACAGTACTTCAGTCGGTGATATCATCGTAGAGAAGGACACAGGAGATCATTACATGGTCTGTGACTTTGGTTTCAAGCTACTAGGAATTACAGGAGTAATGTCAAATGTCGCTTAATGAATATTTTGAATTTTTGGATGCTCTGAGGGAGTCAGGAACTATTAATATGTTCGGCGCTCCTAAAGTGCTTCAAGATGAGTTTGGTTTGAGCAAAGGAGAGTCCTACGAGATCTTCAAAGCTTGGACTGAGAATTTTAATAACTAATGAATGGAAAAGGAGTATAACTATGGCACATGAATTAGAAATGGTAAACGGTGTAGCCGCAATGGCATATCGTGAAAGTAAAGGAATCCCTTGGCACGGTCTAGGTGTTCCGGTATCGGATGATATGACTCCGATAGAAATGATGAAAGCTGCTAATCTTGATTGGACAGTTTCAAAGCAAAAATCTTTCATTGAACTTAACGGTGAAAAGATTGAGACAGGTCAAGAAGCCTTAGTCAGAGACACTGACGGCAAAATCTTGACGAATGTTTCAGGTAACTGGAAACCCTGTCAAAACTTGGAAGCTTTTGAATTCTTTAATGAATTCGTTGCTAACGGTGACATGGTCATGGATACTGCAGGGTCATTGAAAGATGGTCAAATGGTATTCGCAGCCGCTGATGTCAAAGATGGTTTTTCCTTATTTAATGGTGATGAAGTAAAAGGTTATCTTTTGTTCTCTAATCCTCATGTATATGGAAAATCTATTGATGTCAAGTTCATTATGACAAGAGTTGTATGTAATAACACATTGTCTATGGCTTTGACTGAAAAAGGTCAACCTGCTGTAAGAATGTCTCATAGGTCTGAGTTCAATGCTGATACTGTTAAGCAGTTGTTAGGTATTTCTCATAATCGTGTAGAACAGTTCAAAGAAGCTGCAGAGTTCCTTGGTTCTAAAAGGTATTCTGATTCTGCATTTAAGACATTCCTTGCTCAAGTATTTGGTACTTCAAATCAAAAAGACAAAGTCTTGTCTAGAACTGCTGAAAGAGCTTTGGAAATTGTTGATACTCAACCAGGAGCAAACTTTGCACCAGGAACATGGTGGAATGCTTATAACGCAGTAACTTATATGACTGACCATGAAATGGGAAGGTCTGCTGATACAAGAGCTGAGGCTGCTTGGTTTGGACATAACGCGAAAAGAAAGCTTGATGCTCTCAACATCGCAGTTGAAATGGCGGAGGCTGCGTAAGCGGCTTCCATTTTCATGGAATTTAATCTTATACAACTATTGACATCATAATGAAACTATGGTATAATGGTTGTATAAATTAAATTAATTGGAGTTATTATGAAATTTGATAAAAATGGAAAAGTGAGAACAGATGCTTATGTAGGTACATTTTCAACTAAATGTGCTGGTGATATGTTAGAGGTTGAATCTATTAAAAATGTCGTCAAGCAAGTGAATAAAGATCTTAAGTTTTACGATGCAAGGGATGCAAGAGGTTATCCTCTCAGATATAGAACATCGTTGAAAGGCAGACAGCCAATCAACAAAGTAAGACATCCAAGAACTGGTCAACTCAGAGGTTATACATACCACGGAGATGTGATTGGTGGAATGGAAAATTGTGCAGCTGTTGATGTCTATATCCACAGAAACTTAACACACCAAATGTGGAAGGACAGAAAAATCTCATGAAAATTAAGATAGAAATTGAACTTGATACCGAAAGAGATGCAAATGAAATCCAAGATCTTATTGATATCGTTGAAAGGATTAGAGATAGAGAAGAGGATGAATAAAGTTAGTTTATTTTCATAAAAACTATTGACATTTCATTATGAATGTGTTATAATAGTTGTATAAATTAAATTAATGGAGAAATTATGAAATTAGTTATTCAAACACAGTTCAGAGAAAATTATGCAGCTCACAACGAGGACTATGTCCACGGTGTTTCTGAGCCATATTGGAAGTTCAAGGGTGGCGAAACATTCGTCGTTTCTTGTTCATTTGCTGATGCAGCCGACGCTGCGTTTAGGCAATCTGCGTTTGATGCAGTTTCGTACTCTAACGAAATGGCTGAGGAATATGTTCTTGATTGGGAGATCGTCGATGACGCTGAGTTCTCAATCTCTAACCACATTGAGGAGTGGGAAACTCCAACGATGCTTTGGTTTGATGGTGAGCATTTCATGGCAACCAAGAAAACTGACAATACCGACATGGGGTATATGAGGTCTGAGATTCTCACTAAGTTTGAGTCATGGACTATCACTCCTGAAGATAGTATGTCAGATTATAAATCAACCTTCACTATGGAAGACGGTTCGGAGTTAACATATGCCGAACTTAGTTCCTACTTTTCGGAGGCAGCGTAATGAAAGATATTCTATACACTGCACTATCTATTTTTATCATATCAGTTGTATTCGTTTTCGCAGTGGCAGTTTATGCAAATACTCCTGATGTTCATGTTTCGCATTCAAGTGGTGAATGCGTTGAAGTAATAAATTATACCAAAGAAGCATTATACTCTTGTGAGAATATGCCTACTAAGTATAATAAGGTTTGGGTGAAATAATGGAAGAACTATTAAATCAAATATTCGCAGGTGTAATCCTTATAGTTGCGACAGTCTTTACTTATATCGGATGTCACATGTCTGTTGAGAAAGAGGAAAAGAAACACATCCCTTTACTTTGGGAAAAAGGTGGATTCTTAAATAAACAATATCATAAGCATTTTGATAAATCTAAAGTAAAGTATTTTGATGGAGATAATACATGAAACCTCTTATTGATTATTATACTACCGCAACTGACGCTGTTGTAAGTGGTATTAAGTCAGTGAATTGGAAACGAGTTAGTAAATTGTTATTAGTCGTTCCTTTTGCTCTTATTTGGACACCACTCTATTATGTAATAGATTATATTCATAAAGGTGCAGTGTGGTTCAATACAGCAGGTGGAGATCTTATTGAGGAGTTTATGAATGATTGAGATTTTGAAAGAAGTGACTGATTGGAATGATATGAAAATCAATAATGGTTTCTATCACGTAAATCAAGCTGGGCATTTAATTGCTCATCAGCCTTCAGGTGGTAAACTTAAAGTATTTAAAAATCCACTTAAGCAGTTTTCAAAGTCAAGACGTAAGTTTGTAAAGGTTGGAGATTATCAAGAAAAGAATAATCTCGGAGGTATTCCTGTTCCAGGAAGTAATGGGAATACTTATTATATTATCGACGGAAAATGTAACTGTAAAGGATTTCAGTTCCGTGGTGATTGTAAACATATAAGGAGCGTAGCATGAGTTTCATTGAACAAGCGACAAGAGAAGATGTCATTCGTAAATACTTTGACGCATTTAGTAATAAAGATATTGATGCCTTAGAGAAAATGTTTGATAAAGATGTTACTTTGACAGATTGGGATATATCTGCTGAAGGTTTATTGCCTGTATGTAGAGCAAACGAACAAATCTTTAGTTCTGTATTGAGGATCACTGCTATTCCTGAAGAGATTATTATTGACGGAAATAATGTTTGTGCATTGTTAACGATTGAAATAATCACTGAAGGTGTTGACCCAACAAATGATTTCGCGGAAAACCACGAATCACTTAAAGTCGTAGATTTAATAACGCTGACTAACGACCTTAAGATTAAATCAATCTCAGCGTTTAAGCAATAATTATGGACGAAAGAATCTTAAAAGAAATACAACTCGCAAGAAAATTGGCAAGAGAGATTCAATGGGTAATTGATTCTGGTGGTGTAATGCCTGTTCAGATTCTTAATCAATACAAACCTCTTAAAAAGTTTTATGACGATTGTATTGCCGAAGAAGAAGGCATCTTTTATAAGATGTAAATATTACAAAAATATTACATAAATTATAATACATTATAAATTTTTTGTATATATAGAATTGTAAGGAAAATGTCTTTCTTACAATTGAGATAAATATGAACTTTGAAAAATTTAGAGATAGCTTAGAATTATCAATGTTAGTTGGTATATTCATCCTGTCGCTATTAGGGGTAAATCCAAATGCTATTTAAAGGAATACGTAGATTTTTCACCCGAGGGTGGACAAGAACATTCTTTAAGTATTGGATTCAACCCTGGCATCCAAAGGGATGTATTAAAAACTCGTAACCAATACAAAGGAGAGGAACATGAGATCGTTCGCAAAGCGGATTGTTCTCAATAGTGAAATCTGTATCGAGTGTCTGTTGGTTTCCATTTTCATGGGAATGATGTTTTACAGCATAAGTACGATTGCATAACCTGAGTGCAATCCAAACCGGTAAGAAGGGTGGTCAAAATAGGCCACCTTTTTTTATCTTCTTTGACAGCGCCTTTGCGCTTTTCTTAAAAGCCTAAAGTTATTTACTGTAACTGCACCTGTTGTTAAACCTGAGGCAAGTTTCCATCCATACCAAAAATTTTCATCATCAGATGACAAAGCACCAAGTCCACCAATAACAAAAAGTTTTATTCCTATCATTTCATGTATCTCAGGTACTTTTGGTAGTAATGGATTTGCTTCGCTTATACAATCATATTTTAATCCACGATAAGTTGAATAGACATCAAGTATTTGAGAAGAGAAAAATAAAATATCTATCATTCGTTTTTCTCTTTCAGTCCAGTGGTCTATTGTAAAATTGTGTTCTTCTTTTACTTGCCATTTTGGGTCGTATCGTAATTGATTGAGTGTAGGAACAAACTCAGGACCATGAGGTAAATTAATAATTGCACCATTTGACATTATTCTTGCTTTACCAACAACGACTCTTTGTGCTGTTAATTGATTGTAAGGAGCTGTATGTCCTAGTCTAATAAGTTCTTTTCGTGCTTCTGAGAGTTCAGAAATAAATGGGTCCGTTGGAACAAAGCCTGAGACTGGAACTGCTAATAAAAGCAATCCTAGTAATAAACTACTTAGTCGTCGCGATAAAAATTCCATCCCAGTTCCTCGGCAGATCTTGCGTTTTCATATATTCACAACGCTCAATCCACATTTTGTAATAACCTTGCATTTGTCCTTCAAAGCAACCCATAAGGTCATTACATATTTTTATTGCTTTATCAAAATTTTGTTTCTGATAATTTGAATGCATTGCTTCGTGCATCTCTGCTGGTTTAATATATTTATCTTTATTAAGGTCTAGTACAGTGTATATACCAACTCCTACTGATTTTCCTTTTACAGCAAGATCATCTACTTTTAAGAAAAGGAATTCTTCAGGATTACATCTCCTAACTGTTTCTTCTCCTAATAAAAGTAAACATCCGTATTCTTTACATTTAGACTCGATTCTTGCAGCAGTTGATACTGCATCTCCAAGAATGTCGTAACTGTGTCGTGATGTACTTCCCATTTCACCAACATAACCAAGACCGCTATTGATGCCAGCACCCATACCAATGGGTGGTCTACCTTGTTTAATAATCTCTTCATTAAATTTCTCTACCGCTCGTAACATATTAATACCAGTCATCACCGCAGTTTTAGCGTGGTCGGTATCTTCCATTGGAGCATTATGTATATGCATACTTGCGTCTCCAATGTATTTGATAATCATTCCATTTGCATCTAGAACAGGTTGTGTAATGGCATCCATATAACCATTCATCAATGTAGTCAGTCCTTTAACGTCATCTCCAAAGCTTTCGCCTAAAGGAGTAAATCCTCGAAGATCCGAGAATACAATACTTACATCTTTTTTCATTCCGTCCTTGACAAGTGAAGGATTTTGTTGTAAAATAGTAACCACTTCTGGAGAACAATAACCAGCGAACTGTTTCATGATTTCGCGTTTCTCCAAAAATGTTAAATAGTATTTGTTGAATGAAGATTGTGCAAAAACCACTAAGGAAGCTAATGAAACCAAAGATGCATCAACAAAGGTTAATGAGGAAGTCCAAAACCAGTGACTCACTCCGTATCCGGAACCAACGAGAAGAAGACTCGTTATCACCCCAAGAGTTATGGGAAAAACATAGACCGCTACAAGGATTCCTAGACTTACTAGGACCAGAAAGAAAAGCTCAAATATTGGCTTCCAGTCGGGAATCGTTATTTGAACGCCTGAGAGGACGGTCTGAATTAACTGGGCTTGAACTTCGTGGGGATACATTGCACCCGTTGGGGTTGGTACTGGATTAGAATAGCCTTCTGCGGTTATTCCAAATACTAAAACTTTACCACTAGGTAATGGTTCTGTTATTGACTGCGATGGAAATTGATTCCAAAAGGCAATTGGTATTTCAGCAAAACTATTTGTTGTGATAGGATCTTGCTTTCCTATTCGTACCCATTCAACTCCATTAGAGCCTACTTTCATTTGATAGCTTGGTTCTCCTGTGTACACTCGAAGGGTGTCAAGTGCCAAGCTGGGGTACTGTAATCCATTTGCATTGATAACCAAAGGAGCTCTTCGCACGACGCCGGTGGGTTGGTCAGGGATAGCAACGGTGGCACCAACACCAAAAGCCCAAGAACTGAGAGCATCAATAGGGAATAAAAGCCCTGGGAATTTATAAAGCCAATTTTCATTTTGTTCTCCGAAAGTAGCAACACCTACAAAGGTGCCAACTCCATCTGATGTTTGTTGAGTGGGAGCAGAAGATAATACAACAGCTTTTTCTGCCATTGCTTCTGCGAGTAAATGATCTTCTTTAAATCTATCTTCTTCAGAGTATATTACGTTAAGAACATATAAGCTGTCGCCAGGACCGTTCCGTATGTAATCAGCAACAGAACCACGAGGCCACGGATACTGACCTTCGGCAGAGATTGCTCGTTCGTCGATGTTGACGAGGACAATTTCTTCAACAATCTCTTTTTCTTTATTCTGCTGTAGTGAATCATAATATGCATACTCTATACTTTGAACTATTGACGGATTATTTATTGATAAAAGAGCAAAGCCTGTGATAGTTATTAAAACAGTCCACCATTTTGTTAATTGCTTAAGCATCTTGCATTATTCTTGTAACACACTTACTGAGCAACCACCAACTGTATAACAATCCACTGATAAGTTATATGTTTGATTGGTTGTACCCAATTGTCTGATAAGCGCATCCGTTCCGTAAATACCGTCTAAAGTAATATTTGCTGTGTGGTTTGCGTTAGTGCCTTTTTGTCTGAACGTTAAAGTATTGTCTGAATTGTAAAGTGTAATGTTTGCTTCTTTTGCACCTGAATCTTGTTGTCTTCCATCTATCCAATTATCAGACCCAGCAACATGTAAGTTAAAATCATGTCCGTCGGTTGCACCGGTTTGATTTGTTTGATGCCACTGAAGGTGGTTATCATTACCATATAAATCTATTTCCATATAATGACCACCACCTTCAGCGCCATTATAATTCCAACCTTGTGTGGTATTATCAAAAGCAACACCTTGACCTAATTTAAATTCATTACCTGTTCCACTGATTTCATCAAACACAATCGTATTATCATTTCCTTCGTTATTATACTGAACAATTAATAAATCAAGTGACGATGCGTTGATATACGAATATTGGTCTAACATTTTAACTTCATTATCAGCACCGTATTGCTGAATCTCTAAATTTAGATTATCACCTGTCTGTTCCATAGTAATAAGATTATCTGCTAAAGCAACTAACGGTAAGGTCATTAAAATACCAAATAACAATCCTATTCCAAAGAATACGAATAAATCATTACTAGTCCAAATGTGTGGGCCGATTGATTTACGAAACATCTCCCACGCTCTTTTTTCATTTTCGTCTTTCATAATATTATTTATCCTCCTTGTCTGATTATAATAATAGAGTTTTGCCCTTGGTTAAGGTCAATGATTCCTTCGTATCCGTCAACTGAAGTGTCAATCTTTACGGATGCGTCGGATGCTAACGAAATTTGTATAATTCCATCTACGTTTCTAAAGAATATTATTCTACCGCTTTGTTCAAATATATTATATTGTGAATCTGAATTTAATCCAAAAGTTGCTCCACGTAATTCTGCTCCTAACGAACTACCTGATATTGCACTATCATCAAGCTTGACTGTTGTTTTAACTAATTCTTCAACCACGTCCAATACATCTGTTAAAAAATCAACATCAAGATAATCAATATCAAGCTCTGTAAATTCTAATGCATCATCCTCAAGATAATCAATATCTAATCCATCAAACTCTAAGAAATCTATATCAAGCAAACCTTGGTCTTTATTTGCGTCATCTGCCAATTCTTCCTCAATAGCTTCTTTCACTTCAGGAGGTGGTGATACAATAAACATATTATCAATCATAGCAGGAGTAATACCTTGCATTTGAATTTGTCTTGTGGGAGGAGTATCTAAGCTACTTACCATCGTAGCAGCATAAGCTTCATCTAAGGTAATTGTACCACCAAGATTTGATACCTCTATACTACCTGAAGGATTACCATATTGGTCAGGCAAGAGTATTACAAGTGATCTTCCTAACTCATCAATGGTTGTTGTGAAATCTGTTCCACGAACTGATACTGTTGCCGTGGGTGTTGAAATGTCAATGTTATTCTTATTGACCATTCCTAAACGACCAGACGCAAATCGAGCTGTGCCTAATGCCATACGCATTGTCATTTTTGATTTACTTGGATCTGGGTCGTAGTATACTTTGTCTATGTATACTTTTGTGTTTTCTGTTAAACTGAGTTCTGCTTTATCAAGGAACTGAATAAGCATTCGGCCATTCTCAGTTTCGGCTGTGTCGTTCATTTCAACTTCTGGAACAAATGCACTAGAAACAACAAGCTCTTCACCTGCTTCTCTAATTAAAGAAGCTGAACCTTTATGTTCAACGATTGCTCCAATTGGATCCGAGCTCGACAATGCCACTCCCGAAAGTAGTAGCAGTGTCGAACACAGAATTAAATTACGAATCGTTTGAACTGTCTTTCTGATTAATTTGAATTGTCGCATTTTCAGAATCTATGTCCAAAGTGATTATTCCATTACAAGTAGTTACACCTGTTGGACAAGTACCACTGATTTGGTTAATATCAATATCAGCAGAAGAACCAACGTGAGTCACGTTAATTTCATGCTCCGCTCCGTCTTTCTGTAATGTCTTGATATTATTACTTCCACCAGTAATATCAAAATTCCAAATTGCGTCGTCAACATCAATGTCGACATCAAAAATGTTACTGTCTCCAATAACTGTTAAATCAAAATCTAATCTTTCAGCACTTGCATTATAACCTTGGTCAAAGTCCATAGTGTTAGAATCACCAGTAAAGTCAACATCAAATGTTGAACTATCCGATGAACCAACATAACCTACGTTCCAATCCCAAATGTTAGAATCTCCAGTCCATAATAAGTTAGCAGTTGTACTGTCACCTATGTATGTTCCGAATAATAAGTTTTCGTTACCAATTTGGTCAATGTTAAAAGTTAACGATGAACCTGTAATTGGCATAGCGCTTGAGCTTGACGAAAAATCATCTAACCCAATTTTGTTACCGTAACCATATTGGTCGATATACAAAGTAAGAGTATCACCATCTTGTTCGATGTTGATTTCATTATCGTCAGTCGCTTGTGCGAATGCTACATTGTTGAAAGAGAATAAACATAATAAAGATAGGCCTAATATTCTTTTCATTATTCTTCCTCTATTTTATTGTTAATAGTCCAGAAGCCACGTTCGTCGCCCTGGTATACCATCTCTAGTACTGCAGCTTCAATTGCTGTTCGTACTGCATATGTCACACTCTCATTATTTCCAATCCCGTCCTCATATTCAATCAATTGAGTACCTTGCTCTATAAAGCGGAAGACGTCTCCTCCTGAACCGTAGCTCAAGATTGATTTCTTTGCTTGGACATTTAATAATATCTCACCTGTAAGAACCGAAACTGCACGCACAGATACTGTGACTACATCTTGACGATACTGACGGCTAAAGCTAATACCTAAAGTTCTAGCTCCTCGGCCTCCGGTCTTTACATTACTATCATAACCTATGATGCCGCCCTCAATAATCATTCCTGCGAATAATAAAGGTCCAACACCTTTTGGTTCTTCGCCCAGTTTCTTCGCCGCTTCATCACGACCTGAACGAATAATCTGTCTTTCTCTAACAAGAGCATCAATCCCTTGTCTTTCTACAACTCTAAACCAAGTTCCCCCACCTGCTGTTTTCAGAGCGTCTATTAATAATTCTGTTCCACCTTGAGTCACAGCAGTTGAAAAACTTTGTCCTGTCTGTGAATCTTTTCTTTGTCCTGTTTTATCTATAAAATTGTAAACAGCAACCACAGGCATATTTTCTGCAGGTGGTAAATTCAGTAAATCAATGTATGAAGGTAACTTTACAACTTCAGGTTGCTCTACACATATTTGTTTTGTCTCAATATATTTACGAGTACCTGTTTTGATTTTATCAATTACTAAGCCATCTCCATTTTCATCTCTAACTTTATTAAATCCTTGCGCATACTTACCTTCACCGTATTCACAGTTCGCAGGTCCTTCTGACCACTGCGGCATTTGCGCACAACTTGCTAAAATTAATGTTGAGAGGAGTGCGGATAATAATTTAGCCATTTGGATCGCTTCCAAAGTTTCCTGTTCCTATCGGAATCTCAATAACAGTTGTCGTACCATCTTCATCTACAATTGTCATCTTAATAAATTCTGTACCGTCTGCATTTGTAATAACTTCATATGTTACTGTTGAACCTTCTAAAACAAAAGATCCAAACCTTACTGCGTTATCGTTAGAGAACATATTGTCCACCAACTGTTTTGCTAACTGAGCATAAATTCTACTCTCAAGGTTTCTTATAAACTTTGATAACGTTGAATTGTCCAATTCTCTTTGTGCTGCACGTTCAGCTGCATCTAATGCATCTCTGATTGCTTTCTTTCTTGTATGTTCTTGATTCTCGATAGTGAGATAATGAGCACCAGTTCCAACACCGCTGAAACTTGGATTTTTAAACTTATGTACGATAGGTTCTCCGTATGCTTTACCTGCTGCTAAAAACAGATACATTATTACAATAACCCAACCTATTCCTAATAAAGCTTTATCAGTCTTGTTGTCCATCTTTCTCACCTTTTTTCTTCAATTCTTCTATTTCTTTATACTTAAGAACAACATCAACCTTTTGTTGTAATCTTATAAGATCTTGGTCAAGCATTCTCATTCTATCAATTAACCTAATCAAAGCCATGTGTTGCTTATCAATTTCCGGCTGAAGCTTGTCGTTTACAAACCTCCAAACAAAATATACAAAGTACCCAAGTCCTACCACCATCACAGCAGGAAATCCGTACTCATTAACTAAATTCGCAATGTCCATTATTTTAATCTCTTCTTACGTCAACTTTTCCGTCTTCAACAAAATTTTCAGCGCGAGCTACTCTTTCAATATCCGGGTTTAACCCTAAGGCACTCGAAACAAGAAGGTCAATCTTGACCATCTCATTGGACATTGTCCTTGCTCGGTTCTCTAATGATTCGGCAAACATTGTTAGTGTACCAATGTTATCAATAATTCCTTCAAAGATTTGCTTAATAATAATGAATATAAAGAATCCCATTGTAAGAGCGCCAGCAATAGGTAAACCAACGTCAGATATTAGTTGAAATATTTCTTCCATACCGTTATTTATACACAATGAATATACCAATACGAAACCATAAAGCTTAAATTGGCACTTCTAGAGGCTTCAGCTCTGGCGTATGATACAATATACTATGATCATTTGTGATTACTAGAGGACATTTTAGAGTGAATAATAATCGCAAATAATATAACAAAAAGTTCTAAAAATAACTGAAAAAAGTTGTTGACATTTCAAGATAAACCTGCCATAATATACATTCAATAATTGAAACAGAGATGGAAAACATGACTTTAGAAACAATCCTAATTGAAGACATCAATACTTTTCGTGGTTCTCGACCTGCTGGGTTTGACTTGATTGAATACGAAAAAGGAACTGATCCTATGGATGGATTTGTTCTTTATGGATTTGATGAAATTGGTATGATGGTTCCTCCATCAAAAGCTGCACATTGTTTTATGAGTACTGGAGTATAATTATGGAAAACATTCAAAACATCGACCGAAAGGTATTAGCTTTACGAGAAGCTGAAACAGCAATGTTATCTCTTAACAGCCACCTTGGGAAGGAGTATTTCCCTCCTGAAACTTTGGCAATGATTTCTGAGCTTAAAGTTGATTTGGCTGAAATTCGTTATTCTCAAGAAAATGAAATTTCTTAAAAAAACTATTGACATCATAAAGAAACTATAGTATAATAGTTCTATAAATTGGAAAAAGGAAATATATTATGTTAACTAAAAATGAAATCTCGCAAATCAACACTTTGTTCTCTAAGATGGAAGGTGGTGATTTTAAAATGGTTGCTTCTTTGTTCAAGCAACATCAAACTAACGTTGCTCAAATGGCAACAGGAAACTTCTCAACAGGAGATTCCGTATTCTTCGTAAACAGGTCAGGAGAAAAAATCTCCGGAGTTGTTGAAAAAGTAATGCAAAAGAACATTAAGGTTTCGACTCCTCAAGGTATTTGGAGAGTCCCAGCCACCATGCTTAAAGCATCATAGGTCGTTCTGACCAAATCCGAAGAGCCTGTCGTCTGATGGGCTTTTCTTTAGTGTTTACGCCTCGGTGGTGAAATAGGTAAACACAAGAGACTTAAAATCTCTCGCTCGTAAGAGCTTGTCGGTTCGATTCCGACTCGAGGCACCAAATATAGGACTGTAGCTCAATGGTTAGAGCATCCGTCTTATAAGCGGAAGGTCGGTGGTTCAACTCCACCCAGTCCTACCAAGTAGTAGGAGAAGTGGCAGAGTGGTTGAATGCACAGGTCTTGAAAACCTGCGAACTGAAAGGTTCCGTGAGTTCGAATCTCACCTTCTCCGCCAAATCCGGAGTATAGCGCAGCCTGGTAGCGCATCTGCTTTGGGAGCAGAGGGTCATAGGTTCGAATCCTATTACTCCGACCAAATTAACCAACAGAGGAAATGTTTAGTAATGAAAAATCGTTATGGTGATGAGTATCATTGGGAAAAACTCAATGACAAAGAGTACCGGTTTCACATGACTGGTAACTCAATGAAGTACTGTCGTTTCGGTGGTAAACACCTTGAGGAACATATTGATTATAGTAATCTTGGTATGTTTGACCCAAGCGGCGGCCCGTATGTTGGGATTGGTTCTAAGATTTACTTTGATGAGATTCAAGGTGGTCAGAAGGGCGATGAACCTTTGATTGTGGAACGCATTCGTTGGACTGATGATGTCATGATTATAGAGGTGAGTGATGAGTGAACAAAACTATTTTCCAGATAACTGGGTTATCCTAAAAATTAAAGAAGGCAAGTATGACAAAGGTTTCTACAAAGTGCTTGCTGGTTGGTCAGGTGGATATCTTTCAGGTGACAGTTGGCGTATGAACAGTGGTATCACCAAAGTAACCGAAGAAGGCGACCATTTGAAGTTTTGGGGTGCATCAGGTAGTTGCTATGTGTGTCACAAAAAAGGTTATCGCTTGACAATGGCTAACAGTGGAGTGTATAATCAACTCAAAGAGAATGAAGTATTTGAAGGTCAGATTACTCTGATGCCTGAAGATACTAATTGGATGGTATTACAAATGGAGTATGGCCATGAGCGATGACAAGTATACAGATATTGTGAGCGATGGTGGTATGGATCCTCGCAATAAACAGTCTGAAGCATTGGATGCACTGACAGAACTAAGCCAAGAAATAGAAAAAGCTCGTAAGCAGTACGAAGACGATAATGACGATTGGTGGAACGGGCTAACTGAACAAGAACGTGAAGATGCGTTCTATGCTGTGTGTAAGCGTATACACAAAGCAGAGCTACAAGACCGCGGCAGTTATCGTTATGCACTGTATGA